CTTCCGATCACGTTTTTTTTTTTTTTTTTTTTTTTGAAGTAGTGGCGATGCCCGAGATCTACCCGTAGGGAGCTCATCAAATTGAATTAACAGTCTATGAGGAATTTCTGGAACCAAGGAGAATCAACGATTTCGACATTTGGGTTTAGCACAGTGGAGTCTATGACAGCTTCCAACTCAATCAAGTCACTGTCATAGAATTCACAAAGCCAACACTCAAAGGTGTCGTCGTCAATAAGCACTGTTTCGTTAGCAATGGCGTCGACAATACCAAGCAGGCTGTCGATGCCAGACGTGCGCGTGAACCAGGAAAGTTCATCAAAGACTGGTTTTGTTGTTTCATGCATTTTGTAGCGTTGCAAAAATTTTGATGACATCCAAGGCACATGCCGGAATTCGTAAGCATAAGATAATGCTTTCCCGGCCATGTAACTGTTGTCATCAACTGCAGGATTTGAAGTCCCGCGGGCATTGAACCGTGCCAATGCTTTGCCAATCAACGGGATCATGCATGGGACTGGACCATCAAGTATGATACGCCTACTTAAAAAAGTAGCTTCACTATTGAGACGTGGGGCTTTGGCTTTCAAGACCATTTTAAAAGATGCTACAGTGAGCACCCACGCTTTGAGGTCGAGTCGTTGGTTGAGACGAGCTAAAAGGTCATCACCTAGAATCAAGGCCTTGCCATGACGATTTTGACGATTACAAACAACTGCAAACATGGTCGCATTGTACATTGAATTGCGATAGGTGGTGCTGGTGGTGCCTGTTGGCAATTGGAACCGTACCTTGGCTTTAAAACCAAATTGTCGGTTCTGCACATGGTAAACACTGATTTTGAGACATAGTGTTCTGTACCACTCGGGCATATTAAGTTTCACTAACCAAGCATCTATTAGGAACGCGACTCTGTTCCTTTGCTCGCTGTCATTGCGACTAAAATCACCTTCAACGGTGTGTGTGAAACGCTCATCAACCAAGAAATCCAAAAGAGAAACGTCGTTTTGTTTGTATGCAGGTAAAACCTCAACATTTCCAAGAGAATGTTGTTTCAAAAACGCGCAAAAACGCTCCATGCAGATCATGGCGGCTGGACCAGTGATTGCATTAAAGCAATCATTGCCAGCATTGATGATACGTGGCGCCCAAGTATCATCATAACGTTTTAATAAGATTTCTTGTTTGACGGACAAGTCTTTAGTGCCCACGTACTTATAATCAGCTATTGGGATGGTGTTGTAACCATCTACCATGCGTTGGCGCTTGGACCAATCGAATTTGCTGAGCCATCTATCACGATCAAGTTCATTGTCATCCCAAGGTTCAAAAATGTCAGGGAGACTATTTATCAAGACCAATGCCTCGTTGAATGAACGATCGTCGATATCATCATCTAAACCTTGATCAAAGTTGCACCGCTTATTGAATGCGGAAAGAAATGATTTGAAATCATTACTGGTTGCAACTGGAACTACTCCTTCGATTAAACCACCTAGTTGGTTGACAGGATTTGGAGCATCTTCATATGAGTGCTTTCCTTCAGTGATTTCATAAGGCACATTATACATAAAATCACGTTCCGGGATGACTTTGAGCCGGCCATCACGGGGATCAAAGATATGATCACCTTTGTGGTGTATGTTTATCAATGGGTGTTCCGCCAAAGCTCGCCTCCGCCTGTTAAGATTAACGGTGGAATGGGGCTGGCGTCTAAGTTTAGACATAAGTTCGTCTGTTTGTTGTTGTTTGTTGTTTGTTTGTTTTGTTTGTTGTTGTTTTGTTGTTGTGTAGTGCGTTGGTATGCTCA